TTTTATCCGCGGCGGATTTAAGCGGGCGAATCCTTATCTTGGACCGGAGTATAATCGGCAAAACAAAAAGTACAATTTTTTCAGGCAATGGAAGCACCCTGCAAATGTAGATTTTTATCGTTTCATTGCTTAGGTTTTGCGTCCTTCTGAAGATGTTCTATCTCAACCCCATGCCGGACCTGCTTTTTATCGATGCACCTTATTGCCTTAGCGTGAGCGTTAAGCCTCTCTGTTACAACTTTTTTGTCTTCTAAATAGGAAGCTTGGGAGGCTTCTATGCGTTCAAATAACAATTTTGATGACTCATGCAGGTTTGATATGGCGTCCGACGTCTCTCTCTGGGTAGCATTCATCTTAACTATCCATCCTTTAACTATCCACCATATTAATATAACAACAGCTGAAATTCCAGCTAATGTTAATCCTTCAGACATTGTATTTGTAATTTGACACAGTGACATTTTTGATCCTCCAAATCGTTAACTAAAATTATAACACTCTCCATTCTTAATAATTGTGGTCTTAAAAGGCAGATCATCCACCGGCACTTGCTGTATGGTACTGATTAAGATGTCTGAACCGGTGAAAACAACATATTTTATTCCATTCAGCTCAATCTGAAGATGTAGGCATTTGCCTGATCTGTTTTTGGGGTACTTAGTATCTTCAACCTTGTAGGCCAGCACAATAATCGGCACATTCAGGATCTTAGCCATCTTGATTTTATCTCCTGAGAACGGCTGACACTTGTTTTCGATACCTAGTTCACTAAAGGATCTCATTAGCACACCTTTCTTATTAAATTACAACTGTTTGAATATTTCAACCAGCCCCAATACGAAGCCAGGGACCGGTAATTATCAGGGCTTTGTACGGCTTTATACTTCTTAATTGCCTTGATGAATCGCTTTTTTATTGACTTCCTTATCAGCGTGTGAGTCGGATAAAATACGAACCCCACAAAGTCAACACCGGTATCAACCGGGAATACTCTCCAATCCTTTTTAACGGTCAATTTAAGGGCTGATAAGTAGTCGGTTATCTCAATAAGAAGGGCATGCAAAAAGGCTTTATCGTGGTGGAATATCACCATGTCATCACAGTATCTGAAGTAATGGCGCACGCCCTTAACCTCTTTGATCCAGTGATCAAACCCGGATAGGAACAGGTTGGCGAATGACTGGCTCAGGTAGTTACCAATGGGTAATCCTTTTGCAGAATCAATGATCTCATCAAGCAGCCATAACAGCTCATTATCTTTGATTTTGCGCCTGATAATGGATTTTAGCACCTCATGATCCACTGAAGGGTAAAACTTCTTCACATCGAGCTTGAGCACATAATCAGCACCCGGTTGGCGTATGGCATATTTAACCTTTTCAGCTGCACTATGGATGCCGCGGCCCTTAATGCATGAATAGGTGTCAGCAGTAAGGGTATTGTAAATAATCGGCTCAATAATGTTCATAATGGCATGATGCAGGATACGATCCGGGTAATAGGGTAGCCGGTATATTTCCCTCTCTTTACCGCTATCCACAACCTTCTTAAAAACGTGATATTTACTCGTTTTAAAGGTCTTATTAAGCAGCATGTTTTGCAGCTTCAGGAGAAGTTCATCTCTATTTTCATCAAACGCCTGAATTTCGCGTTTACACTTTTTACCTAACCTCGCTCTTTTATCTGCCAGTGTCAGGTTTTCGATTGAGATGATTTTTTCAAACAGGTTGCCGTGTCTTTTCATTTGCTGGATCTTTACGGAGTCTTCGCTTTCGCTACCAACACCGGTTTGATTTATTTTATTTTTTACCAAGTGGTAAGGTTTGGACATTCCAAAATTATTCCAGTATAGCTGAGAACCGATATTCGTATTCGCATCCGAAGCCTCGTTATTCGAGTTAACGTTACCGAAGCCTGCATTCGCGCCATTATTCGCATTACCACTAACGATCGGAGCCTCCATATCCACAACCTGTTATTTTTTTTTAAAAATTTCCTCGCTTACGCGAGAGATCCGGGGTCTTAAGACCCAAAAAAGCAAAGCCGAGAACCGATAGACGTAAACGCATCCGAAGCCTCGTGATACGAGTAAACGGTACCGAAGCCCGCAGGCGCGCCATAAACCGCATTACCACCAACGAACGGAGCATACCAACCCGCAGTACCAACTGGTTGAGGTGTATAGAAGTAGTCGGGCCATTGGCCACTACCACCAGTGGCAGAGGGTAACAGATCTCCATGCGCGCCAAAAATCACGCTTGATACCCATCCAGAACTATAGCTCAGGCTCAATACTGCCCGTGCCTTGCCTAAATTTACCGCCCCGTCTGAAAAATAATTAGGATTATCAATGATGTACACATAGGAGGCTGCCGGAGTTACGCTGTGATAAATGCTTATTCCGTCCATCCACTCCCAGATGTCGCCAAATGGTGACTCAATGCCCCTGTAGCGAGGTATCTTAACCTCCATATTGGTGGTTAGTACGGTCGTAGTCCAGGCAACCTCACCGTTATAATTACCCAGGCTATTGGACTGGCCACACGGAGCAACCGGTCTATAGCCGTTTTGATCCCAATTGGCCAAATTGGTTAATCCGTTACCTAGCCCACCAGTTTGATATCCTGATCCATCCGGACTTCCAACGGCCGCCTGACAGTCACGATTTGCGTATTCTATAACATACAGCCAAAATTCAGTCTTCCAAGCCTGGTAGCTCAACATTGACCAGTTAGCCCCGCGGTTCCGGGCATAAACCCTAAAGTTAGTCCGGGAGATTACTGTAGCCGGATAACCAGCATAAGTGGCGTTATTATCAGCACCATAATAGTCAGCCGAGGTATTTACCACACTGGATAACTTCAAAGTTGTCCGGTTTAGTGCTGCCTTATAGGCTGATATGTAAATCTTTGGCACATACTTAAAGCCCGCTTTATAGGTTAGGCTGAACTTTACATAATTCCAGCCGGCCACCGTTTCAAAAAATTCATAGTGAGCCGGAATTTCTACCATTACCTGGCCTTCAGCCCCGGTCAAATTAGAGGCTCCACCGGCTTCCTTTGCGGTCCAATCTGTTGGATTAAGATAATAGTTAACTACGCCATTGTCAAGCAACAGACAGCCTCGCATGAGGTTCTGAATCGGCAAATTGGTTGCCGCATGGATGGTTAAATCATCATCCTCAGCGATGCGGGTGACCGCTGGATTTGTTGATGTTATCTCATACTTTATACCATACCATTTATTCATGTACTGCCCTTGCGAGGCTACCCCGATGGCGAGGGTAATAAGGATAAAAAGTAGCTTTTTCATAATATAATTTGAATGTTAAATTGTTGCGATGCAAATGCGCCCGGTATAGGCTCAATGGTGTATCTGTTATCGTTGCCCGATCGACCCATGAAAGGCCATGCTAACCAGCAATGCGGTACGGTTAAATTAACAGCAGCGAGTAGCCGACCATCCAACCGCCACATGAGAGTATCGGTATCTAGGATCAGTTCATACCATGTATCCGGTTGTAATTCGACTTTAAACTGGCTTAACTCATGCAGTTTGTATAAGCCTGATTTGATCGGTTCGTAATAGCGAGGCCACAAAAATACCTGATTGCCCTCTTTGCCGATTCCCCAATTTGCACCGCCCTCATGATAGTTTAACTTTCCCAATGTCATCAGTTTGCAGCCGTATGGCTTCGGCTCTGTCAATACATCACAATCCCACCAAGTGCTGTCTAACTTCATTCGGAATTTCAAACGACTGGAAAACCACGGTATAGCGGGTAACTGCGGTCTGAATATGTTTTCTCCTTGCTTTACTATTAGTTTCATTATTTTGATGCTGAATAATTCATATATACACATCTTGCCCCGGTTGTTAATGCATCCCACGTAGTTTGATCTTGTTCCTCCGGTATGCTGGTTCCATCATTATAGTACCGACATTTAAAATTGGAGGTTGTCCAAACTTGGTTGCCTATTTTAACGCAAGAGTAAACATTACCGTCATAATCCGTAACCGTAGAAACTAATGTAGCATCGTCTTTAATTAACCGAAGAGAGGCGCCTTGATAAGTGTACATACCAACCTCTCTTATAGTAGGATTATAAGCCTCAAGAAACTTTACTAGTGTTATACTTCCGCTCAAATAAGTTGTATGATACAAGCCTTCCTCTGTAATATATTTAAACGTGTTTGAATTATGGCTTCTAGCTCCTGATGGAGTTGCGGAAAATCCTGTTGAATTATTTGTTGACGGATCGTTTCCGGGCGCTCCTGAAAATACAGAATAAGACCAATTTGTGGTAGTGCAAATAGATTTAGCACTATTTGATACTGCTGTTATAAGTTCATCCCATTCAGCTCTGCTAGGAACGTGCCAACCTGTGGGCGCTATTTCCTTTTCTTTAACTCCATCCCCGTTTGTGTCTCCGTTAATAGCGAACCAATTATATAAATATCCATTTCCTGAAGAACCCAAAGGCCCGCTGATTTGACGAATTTTGCTATTATATACATCTATAATTCGTTGCCTATACCACACATTTCCATATTCAGTTAAATAATATCCATTTGCCAAATAATCACAAGAAGTTCCAATACCATACCAAACAGTATCACCATAATTAATGCCGCGAGCTTCGCTATATTCAACATACTCTTCTGTGTATTCGCCCATCACAAACCCATAGAAAGCGTCGTGTGCGTTTTGGAAAGACCCGGTGAAATTGTAGTCATCCATATAACTACCGAAATCAATAGTTATTAATCCGGTCGGGCGGCATGAACTTGCTGAACTATGCGCCCAGAAAAAGGAATTAAATTGTGCTTGCAGATTAACACTACATACCACAAAAAGCAATAAAATAAATCGTTTCATATTAATTAAGGTTTTTAGTTCCTGCCCATGCTAATATATTTCCATCATAATACCAACTATAAATATCTGTTGTCGTGCCGCCTGAACAGATCATCTGATTGGCTGCCGACCTGATCGAAGGGCTTATTTTATTAGTGTATCCTGCCAGAGTAATTGTATAGGCAGTTGCCGGGTTGGTAATTGTCAGGTTGCCACTCATTCCGGCCACCAGATTACTCAGCGTGACGGTTGTATTGGCCCCGATTGTCATGGTGGCGTGCAATCCTGCCGATACGTCATAGGTGCGTGAAGTAGTACCCGTCAATGCTTGCACGCCGGGTTTGTCGGCTTTCAGTGCCAGTGCGCCAAATACTGCGTCTTCATTCGGAGACCGGGTCGTAACCCCGTCAGTGATATAGGGCGAAATTATTGATACATCATTAACCTGGTAGGTTTTTCCGGTTGGAATATTAACTCCCGTTGGAGTGGTTCCAAATTGCTGGTGGTTATCAGCATCGAAAAAAGAATGATAGTTACCGCTACTATAATAAACCATTCCATCATTCCACTTAATATATCCTTCGCCACCATTACCAAACACTACCTTTTTGTTAGTATTTAATGCCAGGTCACCGGATAAACGACCACCAAACACTGGCAGTCTTGGAATGTCTGTACTATCACCCTGTCTTTTTGTTGCAAAAGCGCTAAGATCAGCATAGGCAGCACTACCCGCCAATAACGCAAAATCTCTGATAGGATCAGCGGCTAACCACGGGGTAAATATTGGATCGACCTCGCTGGTTAGGTAGATGCCCGTGTGATTGTGACTGTCGAGGGAATAGGATCGTAAATCGCTGATCTGACTCTCCGTAATGCTGATGCCTGTTGATTTATTCCAAGCGCTGAATATTGGATCTGTCTCACTGGTTAGGTAAATACCTGCGTGATCATGTGAGGCCGATGCAAAATCACTTAATCTGGCATAGGCAGCAGACCCAAGCAACCTGGTTAAATCTGATACAGGATCCTTAGCTAACCACGGGGTGAATATTGGATCAACCTCACTAGTTAGATAGGTACCCGTGTGATTATGGCTGTCGAGGGAATAAGATCGTAAATCGCTGATCTGACTCTCTGTAATGCTGATGCCTGTCGACTTATTCCAAACAGTAAATATTGGATCAACCTCACTGGTTAGGTAGATGCCCGTGTGATTGTGACTGTTGAGGGAATAGGATCGTAAATCACTGATCTGACTCTCTGTAATGCTGATGCCTGTCGACTTATTCCAAGCAGTAAATATTGGATCAACCTCACTGGTTAGGTAAATACCTGCGTGATCATGAGCAGCCGATGCAAAATCACTTAATCTGGCATAGGCAGCAGACCCAAGCAACCTGGTTAAATCTGATACAGGATCCTTAGCTAACCACGGGGTGAAAATTGGATCAACCTCACTAGTTAGATAGGTACCCGTGTGATTGTGGCTGTCGAGGGAATAAGATCGTAAATCGCTGATCTGACTCTCTGTAATGCTGATGCCTGTTGTCTTATCCCATGCGGTGAAAATCGGATCAACCTCACTAGTTAGGTAGGTGCCTGTGTGATTGTGGGTGGCGGTTGCAAAATCTGTGTCATGCTTCCCATTTAATAAATCAACATTTAAGTTGGCAACCTTTATTTGACTTGCTACACTAAAAGGCGCTCCGTTTGTTACAGACGACGTTATTGGTACAGTTACCGCTATACTTATAATGCCAACCGTCATTTTTAAACCCGAATTAACATATAACTTTATTGGCAAGGCGTCAACTGCTGATGGTGAGCCTATTGCAATATCTGTTCCCGGAATCCACCTAATTATGTCGCTTCTAAATTGCGTTCCGGCATACCCCGACCAGCCGAAACCATCCATTCCGTTGATATACCCAAATTTCGTTTTGCTTTGTACTCCAATACCGTTTGATGTTTGAAATTTCCATTGCTCCAAATATGAATTATCAACGTCGGATAATAAGTTAAACCCCGAATATTTATTATATAGAGTCCCTTTATTGTTTACTTCCAAGTAAACCTCATTATGCAATGTTGACGGGGAAATGCTTGTCATATTCCTGTCGGTAACTTCACTTCGACCCCAAATACTTACTGTTTCATTTTGATAAGCAAACTTTGGCGAAGATGATAATAGATTCCATGTACCGCCAGAACCTAAAAATGGAATAGCTCCGTATTGTGATGATGGAATAAATAACCCTCCATTTATGGTCAGCCCCTGGTTGATCGTTTGCCCCCCAATCTTACCAGACGAAGTAATATAATCATTTGCGTCGATATCGGTTAGTACCCTTCTATGCGTTAGCGAGCTGTCTGTAAGCCAAATATCATTTAAATAATCTGTAAACTTGATTCCTCGTGTTGGATGTGTTGGTAAGGCCGTGAGCGGATTGAGCTTAATCGTATCCACGATTATTCGCTTTTCATAAATCTGTCCGAAAGTTAAGTTCACAATCGAACTGGCCACCAACGCCAGAAGAATTACTTTTTTCATAATTATCTATTTATCATTACTGTATACACAATACTCACACTATAAGGCACCTTAAAATCGATTTGAAAACTTGTTTTTGTGATGTTATAGGGAATTGCCGATATGGCGTTTTTAACGTTTTCTTCGTCAGTATAAACCCCCCAGATTACAGGATCAAGTGAAAAGACATCAGTATCTAAAAACTCCTCCATGAAGGCAATTGTTTGAGGCCCTGGAGCAACTACAACGGCATTACGACGGTACTCGATGAGTGGCAGGGTGCCGCCTTTAAGTATCCGGCCAGTAACACTATCGTATGAGTATCCTTCAGCGCCTTCAAAGTCGCCTCCTTGCTTAAATTGTAGTTGACCATCGGCCCCGCCAGGCTGAGCAACCAACCCCTGACCGGATTGCACGCTTCCACCCTTAAGCGATCTTGATTTGAGTGATATGGTCCCTGATCCTTCGCCTGGATCTTCACTCTTAATTTCGATAAATTCACCTTCGATTATGTTGTCACACAGATCAATCTCAACATCATTAAGTATGAGAATCATACCACCCTGATCAATGAATTTGATGGTGTTATGAAAGTCAAGAGCACCCCAAAACGAACCCCTGAATTTTTTGTTGGCTGTGTAATATTGCCACCCCCAGCTATCGGGAATATGCCCCCAAACTGAACCTGAGTGTGATACCAATGGCATAGGCGTTGAACTTCCAACCAGTGACTTTTTTACCCAGGTGCGGGATCCATGGTTACCTACCTTGATAAACCCTGTGTAATAGGGTAACAGGGCATCATCACCCAACCCATCAGAAAAGCGAATTTTGGCAGGATCCGGGATAAAGTTGGTATTGTCGCTGATTGAGACGTTAAAGGTTTGGCCATCGAGATAATTGTCACCAATAACCGCGGCAAAACTGCCTGTTATTTTGATTTCAGTGAAGTAGAAGTAATCATCACTCCCAGCAGCATGAGCCCTGAATGGTGCATACACACGAAGACTCAGGCTACCATTTGCCGGAATGTTTTTAATGGTCAAAGATTGAGCAACCAGCTCATCAATACTGCCGACTTTAGGAAAGTGCAGACCTGAAATAAAAGTGCCAGCACTGGTACTCCATGATTCACTACTGTCATCATAATAGGTGGTTTCAGTCTCACCTACCAGGACAATTTTAACATAACAAAAGGGCTTATAAAGCCAGGCATTATTGGTTTTACCAGTCTTTATGATCAGGCTGAGCTCGGAGGCAATTGAAGTGAGAACAGAAGGAGTCTCCACGAATAAATCAGGGTCAAAATCTTCCCGATTATAGGTAGTTGCTGCCAGTATGTTGCCTGATAGCGCCTTCATACGGCCCCAAATTGCGCCTGGATTATCCCATCCGGATATGTTTGTGTCAGTTATAAATATAGAGTCAGGTAAGGCGTAGGAAGGTATTAAGGATGATCTAAGCCCGTAATCTACCTCGATATTACGTTCCTTCCAGCCGGATTCATAGGCGATAATCCCACCGGCCAATACGATCAAATCGTCTCCGGTTTCAATCTGAGGCGTGCAAACATCATGGCTAACATAGTCACCTAAGGCATCAAACTCACGATAATCTACGCTGGCGTCAGCCAATTCAGAAACTCTCTGGATCCACCAGACGCCATCTGATTGTAATATCCGGCACTGAGCGCCTAAAATGTCCTCTATTACTGTTTTACAACTCTCAGCCGTCAGATCATCATTGATCCACCGGTCCTGATTATAGAGGGCCTGATCAAAAGGATCATCAGTATCACCCATGTTCATGGTGGTTTCAAACAGATTGGATGCCACCCTGATATTGAGCGATAACCCTGTTTTTGACAGGCAATTAGCGATGATTTTAATAGCTTTTTGATAGCCCATTGGTGAAACGGCTGGATTACCGAATGAGTACGGCCGGACATCCAGCATGCCGATCTGATCATTAGCGATCAAACTGATAAATCCTATCTCGGCATAATCCTCCTGGTATTGATCCACCAATACAAATCCACTCCATTTGAGGACGCCCTGAAGCTTGATAATTACCAGGAATTTACGATCGTCATTGGTATATAGCCAGGAGAAGTTATCGCCGTCCATTATTGCGATATTTACCTCACACTCCTCACCCTTAATAATGGCATATTTGTCACCACTATTACCCATGCGGATCTTAAAGGCTGGTGATCCCAAATACACTTCAGAAGCTGCACCGGTATACAAATTCTGATGAATCTCAACGTCAAGCTGATAATCTGTACCAGTTTGAGCAACCTGCCCGTATATGCGTTTACTGTATGCCACCGGTGCGAGATTGAAAGTTATTATCAGCGCGTAATGCGATCGCGATATCTCTATTTTTCAGTCGAATATCACCCGTTACCCTTACCATTGCCGGTTGCATATTTTGACCACCAAAAATGCCCTTCAACTTGCTTAACGGTGAAATAACCTCGGGATCAGCCATTGCGTTAGGATAGTCTCCGACAATCACTGAGGTTAATCCGGTTGCCACACCTCCATTAGCCATTTTAGGCATACTCTTGAAGGTGGCAAACAAACCAATAACACTAGCAGCAGCCCCGATCATGGCAGCGATATTGGCCGGGAATGGCAATACTGCTGCACTGGCAACTGCACTACCGGCCGCCTCAGTCTGTTTGCCTGCTGTAATAGTCATGGATGAGGCTAACTGTGAGTTAGTCAGAGCAACGATCTGAGAGATAATCTGAGGGATCTGAGACAATACCCGACCGGCAAATTCCATCCATGATCCGGTGGCTCCACCAATCGCATCTCCAATGGTGGAGAATACAGATGATATGCTTTGAGCGCTCGATGCCACCGCATCAGCGTAACGATTGTGCTTTTCAATCAAACCCTCCATAAGAAGGTTATTATCAACAATAATAGTGCTCGTTTTAACCAGGGATGGAACCGGATCGATGCCCGTTACCTTATCGGTTTTAGGCCGCGCCAACTTGGTTATTTTATTATCCCTGGAGAGATTTAACTGTGATAGCGTCATCCCTTTTTCAATACCCTTACCCATTGCCATGCCAGCGGTTACTCCAGCTGCTTCTGCCTCAGCGCCACCAATGGTGATCAGACTGATTTTTTTACGGGGGGTTAATGTGTTTTCAATGGCTTTATTAAATGCTTCGCCAGTCTTTACCCCACCAGCGTTAAACCCATTTACAAGGTCTCCAAAACCACTATCCAATGCAGATTTAACTCCTTTAAAATCGAGCGTGAAAACGGCTTTAAGGAGCTTTCCGGCGTTCTTCAAAAGGTCAATGAATCCAACCACAAGAAACTTACCAGCTTCAAATACCGCTTTTACAACCGCTCCAATACCTTCGATCACTCCACGAAAGAGCATGGATTCATTGTACAGATCAATAAAGTAATTAGCCAGGCTAACCACCCCTTTAATCCCTGCATTAACCATGTCCAGGAGTCCAGTTTTGATCTTCATGATCATGGTTCCGGTGCCGCCAAATACACTGGCCCCAACGGTATGAAATGTTTGCTGCGCCTCGGCCCACTTCATCTGCGCTTTACCGGCATCAGTCATGGTGGCCATGACGTTATCGATATTCAGATCCATCGTGCCGAGCATCTTGATATACTCCAGGCCGGCATCTTCACCCGGACCGCCAAATATGTCAGCAATGGCGGTTCCTACCTTAGCCGTTGCTGCCGGAAACTCACCCAGTTTATTGGCTACCTGTTGCATAGCCTGGAAGATGGTAATATTGCCCTGAGCGAGATCCCTCTGCATTTTATCAGAATCAACGCCAATACCTTTCATGGCGTCTGAGGTGGTAGAAGTCATCTCCCGGATCCGGAGCATCCCTTCTTTAATCACATCAGCCCCTTTATCATCAAAAATGCCTTTACCGCCTGCATTCGACATGGCAGTAATCATATTGCCAGCCTCTAATCCGGCTGATTTGAACTGGGGAGCATACTCTTTTACCTGGTTCAAAAAGTCGCCATTCACGTTCGCGCTGGAGGCCAAACCCTGTTTAACCTTCTCCAGGGAATCCTCCATGTTAATGCCAAATTGCTTGGAGATCGTATTAGCGGCAAGCATTACCTCATTCACATCCTGACCAAAGGCATTACCAATGGCCTGCACGGCACCGGTTGTTTTATTCAGACTGGCTCCACTCAAACCGGTTAACCCTTCGATATTATTCTTAAGTGCTGATATCTGGGTAGCATAATCAAAAACTGCTTTACCAGCTTGTATGATCTGATCAGCAGCAAACAAAGCGCCGGCAGCGACAGCAACCTTTTTGAAGGTTGCCTGCATGCCGGACACTTTTTCTTCAGCGGCCTTTGTATCGCCGTTAAACTTGAGTATGTATTCGAAAGTCTTGCTCATTGTAACCGTTTTACCAGTGCTCTAAATCGCTCTTCAGTGGAGCGTGTTTGCTCTCTTACCACTTTTTCTTCAGGGAACTCCAGGAGATCAGTTAAACTGATCTGTTTTTTGTTTGGCGGGCAGAGTGTACGCCAAACCTGCCATCTTGCAACCTCAAATTTTAGCCGGTAATCAGCCTCCATTTGCTCACCTGTAGTTTTGCAATAGTGTTCATACAGGTCGTTAAATTCAGCTGGGGTAAGGCACAAGAAATCAGAACGACTGATCCGTAAATCGATCAGCGCTATGCTTTGGCACTGCCTGATGCTGAGCTCCCGGCCTTGGGCTTTTTTTCGTCGGGCTGCACATCATTGAGTTCACCCATTTTCTTGATCAGATCAGGGTCCACCTGGTTCAGGAACTCCTCAAAAGACATATCAAAAGCCCTGTTTTCGCGATTACAAGCGCCTTTAACGATGCAAAATCCAGCAAAGCACAACGACCTTACTGATTCTGCATTGATGGCTGCTTTTGCATGTTCGCTCTCATCCAGGAGTACACTGCTCATCATCGTGCGGAAAAAAGGATACTCTTTTCCACCGATATTAATGGTGTTTTTAGCCATCTTAAGCGCCTCCGGCTACCGTTTTGATCTCTGTTGCGCCATCGATAGTGATCTCCACGGAAAAGGTTGAGTTATTGTCGTGTGGATCATCCTTGCTAAGTGAAGCAATGTATCCGTAACCTTCCTCATATTTGTCACCAACTGCCTCCAATACCTCAACATATCCGGTATCGCCTGTTGGCCGGCCAGAGATCTTAAACTGGATGCGACTGAAACTGTCGCGAAGACCTTTCAGAGTATAGTAATTAGCCCCGTCGTAGGTTGCTAACCCTGATACAGAGAGTGAGCTGAGACCGTGTTTACCAGGGCGCACGTTTGTATTTTTTCCGGCCGTTTTTGAAGCAATTTCCCTCATGGAGGTTGGGTGCTTAATGCCGTTACTGGTAGCATGTGCAATGGGGGTCCAAACCGGAACCAATACGGTCCCCGAGTTGTACGACAAAATCATGTCGTTTCCGTGAATAGTACCTGCGTTTGCTGTCATTTCATTTTGATTTTAAAAAGGGGTCCCAAATCAGATCCGGGACCCCTTTAGGTTATTGTTTAATGTTCGCTATTTTTTCTGCTGTGATTTGACCAATGGAACGATAACCCCTCCCCCGGTTTTTCGGTTAGGGAATATCAGGTTGATGATCTTGGTAATCCAACTGATTATACTATTGTCAATGGTAGTGGGCGTAAGTCGGGCAATGATCTCCCAGAACGCCAGCAGACCAAACAATAACTCCAGCCAATTGCTTTTAATAAAGTCGAAAAAGCCAGGGGTTTCAGCTGGGTCAGTAACATCGGTTTGAGGCAATGAGATACCGGGAGACTCTGAGATAACATAGGTTGAAACCTCAGAAGTTGCTGAATTATCAGCCAAAAGGATCGGGGCAACATCGCTTGTAGTCATAACGATGGGCGGACCTTCAGTGTCGTTTGCCGACACATAGGAGGGTTGAAACATAACCAGGACAACTACAACCAGAAAAGACAAAAGAAAACTCACTTTTTTCATGATAAATAGAATTAATAAATACTGTGAATAACTGTGATATCAAGGTTTGTAAATGTTTTTTGGCGCAATGCCATTAGCCTTAAGGAAGCGCGATACATTGAATGACGGGCAGGCTTTACCCGGATTCAAATCATGATGTGCGGCTACTTTGATGCCTGGATACTGCTTGATCATTCGCACGCAATAAGACAGGATAGCAGCCATTTGGGCCTGTGTGCGCGTGTCAGTTGGCACTCTGTTCTTAGAAGCTCCACCAACATAAACCACATGCCTGGAGACTGAGTTAAACCCGGTTGCTCCATTGGTGATCTCCCATGGATCCACCTCATCATCCTGATCATAAGGGACCAGGTTTTCAATGGATCCATCCAGGTGAATCATATCGCTATACCCAACCTGTTTCCATCCACGACCATCAGGCGGGGCATCGGTATGCCAGTGCCGGATGTCTTCAGAAGAAACCTCCCGACCCTCGGGAGTATCCGTGCAGTGAATTACGAGCAGGGTGAGTTTTTTGGACATGGTTTAGTTTGGTTTGGTCAAGCTTCAAAGGGCCTCCGGACTAAGCCGGAGTACCCTAAGAACCTTGCTTCCATTATCAACATTATGCTTATACTACTTCGACAATTGCTGCGGTTCCGATACCATCGGCGCGGCAAATTTCAGCTCCAAAACGCACGGATGCGTTGATGATCGTACCCATGTACTCAGGACGGTCGGCACTGATGTAAGCTTTTGGGAAAGCTTCAGCATGGCAAACTAAACCTGAATGCCAGAACAGGTTAGCCGGGCGGTCGGTAGCGGCAGTATCGATGGTGCGGACCTTACCGTTTGCGGCGGTATACCAGGCACCAATATGGCCCTTACTGTAGGCCGAGCGAACCATGATGTTAAATCCGAGGATCTTACCTAAAATGCCCAATTCCAATTTTGAGGCATTACCGGTTTTGTCGTAGTCTGAAAACTCGGCAATAGCCAGCAAGTCATTATAAGCATCAGGGGTCAAAAGGGCGTACAATTCGCCTGGAACTTCCAGTGCGTTAGCCTTCATCAGTTTGGCTTTTACAGCCAACAGATCGGCCTTGGTGAGCGCCTTACGGTTACCGGTGAGTCCGGTTTGATTAGTCGCCCTGGCAGCACCCGTGGAAACCACGATATTAGCACTGGCCGAAGCCGGTAACCACTGATAAGCAGCGTAAGTACCTGCCTTAGACGACAACGTAGCGGCCTGCTGTTTTTGCTTTGCAGTCCGTTTGTCATAATTGGTAGTGATCTCATTCTCATCCGTGATCACGATCGGAGAGCAATATAATTGCTTCATGGTACCGGTTACCTTGGTGTCTTCAGACACGACAACCTTCAGGGGCAATGTGGTAGGCTTACCTTCCGAGGCATCATCGATGTCGGAGAGGTTAGGAATCTCGAAGGTATCGGCGTCGGCGGCGATACCGGTTTCAGCGATCGAATTTTTGTAGAAATCCGATTTCGGAAAGAGCTGCTCCTGGAGCTGCTGACTGTACCGTACGTTTATCTGTTCTGCCATTTGATTGATAGCTTGTTAGTGACTGGATTAGTCGAGCTGTACCTCAGCGCCCATCTGGACGAAATTGGTACCGTCGTACATCAAACTGACCGTTTTGGTCTTACCGGCAACACCGGTGCTTACAGGAGCCGTGCAACCGGTTCCAAAGGTTAAGGTCTCCACGGCGTTGGATTTCGACTTAACGAAAATCATTGCGCCGGCTTTTACACCCCCTCCGATCGTGAGATTCAGCGTACGGTTCCCGGTTGCCTGGGTGGTAACGCCATCAATGATCGTGAGTTCGTTGTTGATTGTAACGGCCTGGGCACCAGTTGCGCTTAACGAAGCGGTTCCAGCTGCGCCAAAAGGCCATTTAATTACTTCTGCCATTGGTTATCTGTTTTTGAGTTAATGACTACTTAGCATCTTCACCCCAATACTCCTTGAATGCGGCGGAATATTCAGCTGGTTTTTCCTGTTTCCAGGCAGCCAAAGCCTGAGGGCCTTTTTTCTCCATTTCGGCAAACAGGTCTTTTCCAACCTTAGCCACAGGAGCACCACCAGCAGCGGCCAACTTAGCCACTACCTCAGAGAGTCTGATTTGGTCCTTGGGATCCACCCCGGCAACAGGAGCCTTTTCCGGAGCGTTGACCTGAAAGAGGTCCAAAAAGAGATTAAGATCAGTACCGGCCAGCTTTTTCATGGACGGTTCGGTAGCATCGGTGATAGTCCCGAGCGTTTTGCCGACAGCGATCAGCTTATCGACCACCAGACCGATTTTAGTATCGGATGCCTGGAGTTTTTCAACTGCTGCAACAACCGTGGATTCATCGGCTGTCTCAGGCAATTTGAGGGCTGCAATAACTTTTTTCATATCTGCTATATCAATTTTAGTGTGCTCATTTTGAAGGGCTGCAACCAGCCGTTTAGGATCAAGCGAGGCCATTTCAACCTTCCGGCCAGTGGTGATAATCCGATCCACCAATTTTGCAGCGAGCGCCTGATCAGCGTTGAACCAGGTGTCCTCAATCATCATTTTTCTGACCGTTGCTTCTGGGATCCCGCGCTTAGTTAAGAGTTGAACCATGCTATTTTTCAGATTCGTAAGCACGATCTGATCTTTGGGAGAGAGATTCTGAATCCGTTCGTCATTATCATCCTGATAGTAGGGTGAGTGGATCATGATCAGGCCAAAATCATTGATCGTTACCTCATCGGCACCGGCAACAAACAAGGCTGCAATCGAAGCAGCTACCCCGTCGACCTGAACAACAATACGGGCCGGACTAGCCATCATGGTAGCCAGGATACCAAACCCATCGGTAACACATCCACCGTTTGAGTTAACCCGGATACAGACCTCCTGATAGTTCTTGCAGAGCCAATCCAGTTCCCGGGCAAACATGCCCCCGTCGATCTCCTCTCCGAGCAACCCGTAAAAGAGCATCTCCACCCGATTGGTTTCCTGAGCAACTATTTTTGAGTATTTGAGATCCATGCCCTGAAAATTTGTTTTTGTCGATTTGATGATCCAAATTTGCAGGATCAAAACCACGTAACCAATTAATATATATACCGTTAGAAGATTCTGGTTAAGCCTTTAGTAGTTCCTTTTGATTGGTCGGCAGATGATTGACATTTGAGGCAAAAAGGAACATGCTTGAAAGAAAAGAAGCCGCATTTATTTTGTACCGCGAAGGAATGTCGGGTACCGAAATAGCCTCCATGCTCAAGGTTTCCGAGAAAACAGTCTCCACCTGGAAGACCGCCGGCGACTGGGATAAAAAGCGCTGTCACTTTGAAATGCACCAGCAAACCGCATCAGATCAGGTGTGGAAATTGATTCAGTATCAACTCGTCAGGCTCAACAGGCTCACAGAGTTGTATGAAAAAGAGGAAGCAAATGACCCAACCTCGATCAAACTGATCTCCAAAGGTGATATCGATGCCCTTCAGAAACTCTTTACCACGGTCCGGAAAAAAGAAACTGAGTGGAGCGACCTGGTACGCATCCTACGCGACTACATGGCATGGCTTCGCCTGGAAGATCAAGAACTGGCTAAAAGCAACGTTGTCCCTATTGAGCGGTATCTTAACGAACAGCGGAGAAACGCGTAATGAGCAGGCGTGAATTATCGGTAAAGGAGCGCCGGGAATGGCAGGAATGGCAGATCGAAAAAAAAGCCATTATCACCGCTTTACCGATCGAAAACGAAACGGTTGAGGCCAAAAAAATCAGGATAGAATCCCTGCTTAAGGATCCCGTTAAGTACGGGCACTATTACTTTCCTCACCTGGTAACCAGTGAATTTGGCTGGTTCCACAAAAAAAGCGGACAGTACTGCCTGGATTATCCCGACTGCATGATCGGTGCCGAGTGGCCGCGTGAGCACGCTAAATCCATCTATTGGGATGTTATTATGCCACTCATGCTCAAGTCACGCGGTGAACTTACGGGCATGATGATTGGCAGTGCCAACGAAGATAAGGCTCAGGGACTGCTAGGTGATATCCAGGCTGAATTGATGTTTAACGAGCGTTACATCAATGATTACGGTCAGCAACATACTTTAGGAGAGTGGAAGAGTGGGTATTTTGTTACCGTGGATGGCATTGGATTCTGGGCATTTGGACGCGGGCAATCTCCAAGGGGCACCCGTAAGAGCGCCAACCGGCCTAATTACGGGGTTATTGATGATATCGATGACGCTGTTATCGTTCGGAGCATTGCACGGGTATTAGAGGCCGTTGATTGGGTATTGGGCGACTTTTTCGGAGCCATGCCAAACAAAGGATCAAGGCTAGTTATCGCAGGTAACCGTATCCATAAATACAGCATACTCGCTCACCTGATGGGTGACGTTAACCCGGGAGATCCGGATCGGCCAAACCTTTACCATAGCAAGGTATTTGCCTTAGAAAACCCCAAAACTCACAAAAAGGACCTGAGCGATAAGGGTGTACCAGCCTGGAAGGAAAACTTCACCAGGGAAGATATCTTGAAAAAGATGTCAAAACAAGGTACCCGGATCGGCCTCAGAGAGTTTTTTCATGAGCACGTAGTAGTTGGCCGGATCTTTAAAGAAGCCGATTTACCCTGGGTACCAGTACTGGATTTAAGCGCTTATGATCAGGTGGTCACCTATTGCGACCCCTCCTATAAGGATACCAAGTTTAGTGACGGCAAAGCGATCGTATTGATCGGCCGTAAAGGACGCTATTACGACATTATTAAGGTGTTTAACAGACAGTGTAACACGGGCGTTATGGTTCGTGGGCACTACAATATAGCCTCATTGGTCCCCGACCGGTTAGCCTGTCGGCATTACATGGAGACCGGATTTATACAGGATCTTATGCTGGAGGAATATTACCAGGAAGGGGACCGGAGGGGTTACTATTTACGAATCAGGGGTGATGATAGGAAAAAACCCGAGAAAACATCAAGGATCGAAAACTTGAGTCCGCTTACTGAGCAGCGTTTTATCCGGTTTAACCAGGCAGAAAAACACGATCCGGACATGCAGCTGCTGAGGGATCAGTTTTTAGGATTCCCGGACCTGGAGCATGATGACGGTCCGGACGCCGTTGAGGGTGGGATATGGAAAATGACCAAGAGCCTGAAACACGGCAAATCAGACAGTAAGGCGGTAGCGTACGGTGGTTTTACACGTAATTCATCAAGGAGGTGTTAATATGAGATACTTATCAGCAAGTGATTTTAACGGTGTTCTGTCAGCCAATGCCTTATCCCAACTCAGGGGAACCGCTGACGTTAACCTGATATCAGCAGAGCAAAACGCGATCTCTGAACTGGATCCACTCCAGGGCAGATATGAAATTGAGGCAGAGTTAAGCAAGACTAGCAGCGACCGGAATATCTCTATGATCCGGATTGTAGCCAACCTAACGGCTTACTGGCTATACAACACCTCGGCTGATGTTGATATCCCGGAACGAATCTCTGAGAACTACAAAACCGCACTGAGGGATATCGAATCGTTTGCAACCGGCAAAAAATCTACCACTCTGACGGCCAAAACCGACACTGAAGGAGAGACCAAAACCAAGTTCGCTTATGGGTTCGATACCAAGCGGCAAAACAATCCATTTAATTAAGCCTCGAAAAACCTTTTAAATATACTTTAAGCTAACGACTGACGACATGGAAGATCAAAAACGATTAATCCCCCGTCTTTTGGGATGGGGTCAAAATAAGGCCTTAAATAAGGCTTTGGCAGCCGATAATTCAACCGGCTCAAAAAAGCGCCGTTTAACAGAAGAAATTGCCCGCCGGCCGTTTGACAGGATCAAACTGGAAATGGGTACTTTGAAAAATGCGATCGACAGTGCGAAAAATACCTATTCACCTATCCGGCACGACCTTTATTTATTGTATGATGAGGCGATAACAGACTCTGAAGTGAGAAGCCAGTCGCGTACAGCCGCCAGTAAATTGGTTGGCGAGCCGTTCTCAATCACTGTAAACGGCGTGGACAATCCTGCCCTGGCTGATTATTTTCACCGCCCGTGGTTTGAGAAAGTTCTGAAGCAGGTATTTTGGAGTGAAATGTACGGATATACCCTGATGGAGTTTGATCGGATCCAACCGGGTGGAGAGTTTAAGGATTGTAATACGTTTCCAAGGATCCACGTGAGGCCGGAGCGTAAGGAGATCCTGATCGATCCATTTACCCTGACCGGTATTCCGATCGGGGACATCATGAAACCTTTGGGGTTGATTGAGATTGGTGATCCTTCAGATTTAGGCGTTATGGAAACTATTACAAGGGAGGTGATCTGGAAGAATTTCAGCCGGTCCGACTGGGCAACCTACTCTGAGAAGTTTGGCAACCCGCTGATTACACTTAATACGGATGCTGATGGTGCCGACCTGGATAAACGTATTGCCATGCTCCGGAACTTTGCTTCATCAGGTTGGGCAATTGGTGACAAAGACTCTGACACTTTTGACCTGAAGGAACCAGCCAGCCGTAGCGGTGCTCACATGCTGTTTATGGAGAATATTAAGATGGCTGATCAGAACATTGGAAAACTGATCAACGGACAAACCGGTACCGCTAACAACGAAGCCTGGGCCGGTACAGCAGGCGTGCATGAGCGTATTATGAACGACTACCATGATTCCCGACTGAGGACCGCTACCAATTTAATCAATTATGAACTGATCCCATTTTTGATTTACTGGGGTTACCCTCTCCAGGGCGCCTCGTTCCGTTTTCAAGCCCTGGATAATTCAGGCGATATCAAGCCCAATGCCGATCAACTTCCTGACGCCGGGAAGACGATCGAAAAAACCGATCCACAGGCCCAATTAAACCCTCCAGTTAAAAAAAAACGGCCGGTAGCAGCCAGCGCTATTGACCGGATGCTAGAAAGTTACCTGAGGCGGGTATATGACGGTCAAGATGGGATCGACCCAACCATCTGGAGGCACAATTTCGATTCCTTAACCCGTGCGATACTGGATGCCGGGATGGACTTTAAAACCAAAAGTCCGCTATTCAGCCTGGCAAACGACCTCAGAACCAATGCCGGTACCTTTGCAGCGTTTAAAAACCACAAAGAGCGGTTGGATTTACTCGATTTATTAATCGATAATAAGGGCGTTTTAAGGCCATTTTCAGAGTTTAAGAAGGTGGCCATGCCGGTAACTCAGCAATATAACATTAACTGGCTGCAAACAGAGTACACCAATGCCGTTGCAAGTGCCCAGATGGCTAAAAAATGGAGCGATTTTGAGGAAAACAAAGGCGATTTTCCAAACCTGGAGTACCGTGCGGTTATGGATTCACAAACACGGCCGGCACATGGCCGCCTCGATGGCCTGATACTCCCGATCGATGATCCGCGCTGGAACAAGATATACCCTCCTAACGGCCATAACTGCCGGTGTAGCGTAACTCAAACCAGCAAGCCGGTGAAGGATCTGCCAGTGGCAAAAGAATATGTACCGGAGCCAGGGTTTGACCATAACCCGGGTAAGGATCGTAAGTTGTTCTCAAAGACCAACTCTTACCAGGTGGATTACTCCGCAAAAGAGCAGGTCGCCATCGAAAAAGAGGCCGAAAAACTCATGAAAGATGCCTGATCCATTTAATGGCGAGCTGAAACGGATTAACGACCAGATTAAAAAAGGTTTGGTTAGGATTCCGGGAGCCATTAAGGTGGTTGGATTGGAATTTATTGCCGATAACTTCGCAAAACAGGGCTTCGAGAAGTCGACCGGATCGGTTGATACGTGGAAAAAACGTAAAGTAGTTGTTCTTAAGGGCAAAAAAGCCAAGAAAAAGGGACGCTCCGGACGAAACGTATTAACCGATAAGGGGTTTTTGAAGCGATCGTGGGCCGGAGACTCCAATACCAGTAATGAGGCTGTTGCTTTTCGCTCTCATTTGCCCTATGCAGCAGTCCATAACGAGGGATTACAGGCCGGGAGAGGTTCAGGTTTTATTATGCCCGAGCGTAAGATGATCGGCGACTCTGAGGCACTTGTACAACGTGTAAAAACCGAGGTTGACCGGATTGTCACCGAATCATTAAACTTTTAACTATGCTATCACCCATTTACTTAGCAGTTAAAGCAAGACTCCAGGCAGCCAACACCGGAGTAAATGCAATCCAGTGGTTTAACATGCAGTATGATGCAACCATCACCCAAACCACCGCAATACTGATCGAATTTCCTGAAAAGATTCCATTTCCGAGGGCTGATAACAAACAAAAATCTGGGCAAATCATTGTCAGGATACATGTGGTGAGGCAATTTATCTCTGATGCTGATGGGTCAGTACCAGACAGCATAGTAGCCGAGCATGATCAACTGGCCGAGGCCGTAAGAACAGCCCTGGAGCGGTTCCATCCTGCCGATAACTGCACCGGTACCCTGCAATTTGCCGGATGGCAACCCTGGCAAAAGCAAAAGGGCATGATGCTATCACTCCTGGACTTTGAGACTACCAAGGTATTATAACAAAAAACCCCGGTGAATGCCGGGGTTTTTTGTTGGTGAAATCACACTACCAAATGTGGCCACACTTGTAGCAAACTGAATTTTTACGGCCAGCAAGCAAAGTTAAAAGGCCGATAGGAAAAAGAATAATTGAAAATAGAATCTGCCAGAATCTGTAGCCGCCTTTTTGCGCTACGTTGCCACATTTAGGACATGAAGTAATTGCCATAATGATAAGTTTTAATGTTGATAATTAGGGTGTTTTGTTAAGATGTCGCAAGCTATAGAAAAGCATAATGACCGTAATCAGCAGAAATAGATACCTTTCTTTCAGTGATGATCGGATCGGATATTTTGGCTCTATAAAAATGAACCAAGAAAGGGATATCTTTTACAAAGTAGGTTGCCTGAGCCAGGTCAGGCCTATCATCACATCTGCAATTTAATTCAACAAAGGATAACATGGCGAATCTGTCTTGAAACTCAAGCCCCTTTCTTTTTAACCCTTCGATTATGATATCCTCTAGTTGATTATTAAGCCTGGAAGAAATCTTATCGATAGCATTCGTAAGAAGTAGCGATGAGTCTTTTGGTAAATCAAGGTTCATGGAAGCTAATTTTATTTGTGATTCCAATATAAAAGTAATCGTAAATCATTACAGTTTCACGATAATATGAGTACCGCCGATCAACTTTACTTCAGTTACCCGGCGCTGGGTCTTTTTGGTAGCATAATAACCGGCATCGTATAGAACGATCATATCGCCATAAACCTGATAGTCGCGGCAAAGTATGCCATCAATGGAATAAACCATTTTTACCGGCTGTGAGACGCGCTGGTAAGGGGAGCAGGACAGGGCCAATACGGCCAAAACAACAATTAACAAAGTTTTCATGATTAGTAGAGTTAGTGAGTTTTCTTTTTTGTTTGTAATTCAAAAATCATTCGAGGTGTATAGTTTCTTATAAAGCCACCAGGAGCCATTTTAAATAGCTTACAAAGCCTTAATTCAATCGTTTTAGTAAGGGTAAACCCAACGGCCGGCACCATCACAACGGGGGTAATAAATCGCCTGGTAGGATTACTCCAGCCAATCTCCGGAGCCAGCAACAAACTGGCCGAGATCTTAACAACCTTCAGTTCCAAAGTGGCAACCTTTACGTATTCCTTCAGATATTCCTGGCGGGTAAACTGAGCCACCGAATTAGCATACGGCCAGCAAATAACCAATAGCATCAGTGCCTTTTTCATTGGAAAAGGGATTTTTGCTTGATGCACGGGTTTTCCTTTTCTGCCAGCTGGGCCGCCTCAATCTCCTTAATTTGCTTTTTTGCCGGGATGCTGAGGTAATTGTAAAAGGTTCCCATGCTGATGAAATATTTATCCCGGATCATGTTTCTGAAGATCCATACATCGGTATGACCCTTACCATTTCGGTTATATTCATTCCAAATCTCCTGGATCTCTAACACTTTTTTCAGATGGTTTAATCGGTTGTAGGCCATGATCGTTGATTTAGTTAAGGAAAAATCCGGTGAATTTCAATCTTGATTTTTTGGAAGGGTACTGAGTATTATGAGCACTGATACCGCGGAACTGTTTAATCAGTTCATCGAGTTCCATTACTGTATACTCATTCAGTGATTTTTTGTAAACCGATCGGGAGGCCATAAAGGCGTTAAATTTATCCCAGCCATCAACCTCCTTAATGCCCTGCTCAGATGCCAGCTTGAGAACGATCGACCTTTTTTTACGGATCTCATCATCCACGTTGGCCTGTAATGCCACATGAGCATTAAACTGATTTTCAAACTTCCAGCAAATATCCCTTATCTCATCATCGGTAAGGTCCTTGGTGCTGGAGGTACGGCCATTGGTCCAGATATATACCAGTTCATGACGCTGATTGTCGTCGATTCCGGCCTTACCCAGTAACGCCATCAGATGTTTATGCGAGGTCATATTTGTATTTTTTATCGGTTGTTGCCGGAATCTCACTGAAGATAAGGCCCTCCAATTCGGCCATGATAGCCTGGATAATCGGACCGTAAACAGGATCATTATAATACCTGGTGCGGATCTTCTTACGCCCGTAAACTACTACCGAATGATTACGGCCAATCTCGGCAGCAATCTCATGTAGCGACAGAGGTGTAAATTCCCGGAGTGCTGTAGCCAGGGTAAATCGCCTGACAATGTCCGGACGGTGCGGGGCCTTCACATCAACCATGCCAGCGAAGTGGCGGTTAACCACTTCGCGGCAATGATCGATAGACTTACGCTCGACCTTCATGATCACTGAGCGATAAGCACGCCACCAAGTTTTAAAAGCGTTTTCTGCTTTCACTACTTTTCGGATAATTCGGTGAAATGAAGCACATAAGTCTTATCGGTAATGAAACCGCGTAGAATTTCGCCGGTAGGATCAGTGATCACCATCTGGCATTTAGGATCAATTTCACGGGTTTTAGCGCCCGTCTCCGAGTCGGTAAACTCAGGCACCAGGACTACTTTTTTAGCCCCGGTTTTCTCATCCTTTGTGGATGATTTACAGATAAACTTTGCATTTTCAGACATAATATTTGATTTAGATTAACGTGTTTTACTTGCTTTGCGCTGCAAAAACCTGAGTTCAGCGCGGTTGCTGGCCAACTCCTTGATATTATTAAGATGGAGATCAGCAATATTGATACTTATCGGGCGGTAAACACCTTCAGCATCGCGCTTGTAAACGATGCTTCCATGCTTTTCGCGAAATGCGTCGAAGATGTTTTTCACGATCATCACGTCGAACCTTTTGCGTGCGAGTTCAAAAGCGAATTTTTCACCAGTCAGACCAATAACCATTACCTTGATTTTGGTGGCCTTTACAGGCGATTTGGCGGGGTTTTTTGCTTCCATAGTCTTGTTATTTACGCACTCTCCGTTCTTCAATTTCTACCCCCCCCCAATGCGGAAAAAACATGAGGATCAATACCTTTCAATTCAAGGCCGGATTTAAATACCAGACCCCGGTCGATAGTCTTGGTAACCAGGTGAAGCGGTGCTGATCCAGCGCGAGTTTCAAACTCGGCAATATATCGGACCCTTTTGGCTACGCCGTCATTCTGAATCAGGTCGAATAACATTACCCTGTCGGATGGTAGGTGTACGGGAGTCAACCGGGCGAGAATTATGCCCTTCTTTTCCTCCGGATGCTCCAATCTTTTCATTGAAACAACCAAGTTTTTAGATAATCTTTCAGTTTTCTTCATTTTATTAGAGTTAAATCTTGTACTCCCGACCGGACTCGAACCGGTGTGATCAGCGTGAAAAGCTGACATCCTAACCACTAGATGACAGGAGCAATACGCCTACTCGGCAGGATCAGGAACCGGTTCATCAATAACCGGCAAACTGGCAAATGTTAAAGGGATTAGAGCATCCTTGCTGATGTCGTTTTTCTTGTAAAAGGCTACATTCATGCTGATTAAGATCGTATTATGAGCTTCTTTAAACAGCTGCATGGCCTTTTTCCAGCGGGCATCATCATACAGATTCTCTTTGCTGATCAGAGTCTGGATATTGGCGGGGTTAAATTCCCCCTTATCTCCACGCTGAAGTAAGGAGGTTACCAGTTCAAACGTCTTCAGGTTACGCCGCTTAACCATATCGGTTAAAAACTCCCTGATCAATTGCTCACCCAAATTGGCACGCTCATCATACTCCTGCTTGGTGTTACGTTCCAGGGCAACACGCATCATTCCATCGGCTGATCGCAAAGCAAACCCACCTTTTGAATTGCTCCGGACATCGCCGTACTGATCAGCCATCGATCGGAAATTCATGAGCCTGGTAAAGGCTTTTTGCTTAAACTTGATCATGGCCTCACTTAATGCCTGAGCCTCGTTAGTCAGCTGACTAACAATCTGCTCACGGGTGGCTTCATAGTCCTCCCGTTTTTGTTGCTCAGCATCATGCTGAGCTTGCTCGCGGCGCTTTAATTCCGCTTTCAGTTCCTCATCTGATAATTGCTTAATTGTATCCATTTCTATTTAATTTTTAGGGAAAACATTGTCGATAACCCATCCACATGGCAGGGCGTTATAGGTGTTCAAATAGTATTCTAAGTCGGTACGGGATAGGATCGAGGACCCTAATTCCTGACAAATCAGTTTTAATACCCGCGCCCACCAGTCCCAAAAAACAGGACTCTCCTGGATGCGCGCAAAAACCTCGGTAACCGTGCATTTTTTAAAGGATTCACGACGCATTACATCGCCAAAAACCTCATGAAATACACTCCAACGGCCCACTTTTAAGCGAAGATGATCCATGTACTGGCACCCGCTCTCATACCACAGGTTCACCATTTGATCATCCTTCATGGCAACCTTAGTAGCCACACCCCGAACTGCCGGAGCTGCAATCCTTGCGGATATTACGACTCCAGACATGGCACTGGTTGTTTAGTTTTATACTTGATAACTTCACGAGATACGGTCCTCAGATCCATTTGTCCGTTACGATTTACCATCTTCATGATGCTCCGGATCTCTGAGTCCTGTGTAATACCGTTAGCCGATATGATACTAACGGCCATTTCGTTCATGATCTGCCGCTTATCATCCGGTCCACCGGCCACATGTTTGCTGGATCTCTTACCCATACGGGAAAAAATCTCAGTCCAGCCAACCTTTTCCCGTGCGATGTTCTTTTCAATCTTCCTTCTCAGTCCATCAGCACCCACCACATAAAAGCCACAGATGCCCTCCAGGTTATTATACAGGCGCTTCAATTCAAGGAATGCACTGTCAGCCAGATCACCGGCCTCATCCAATATAATGAGCGGATTTTCGGTCAGTTGGATGGCATAAATTGCTTCTTCCATCAGGTCATCAATGCCGTTTGATACGCCATCCACACCAACAGCCTTAGCCAGGGCTTTCACAAAGCGACCACGTTGACGGGAGTTGGAGCAATCGATATAATAAACATGTGGGCGCTGATGAGCGTAGTTTTTGCAGGCAAAGGTCTTACCGGTACCGGCATCATCCACCAATATGGAGGTAAAATGATACTGTTGGCACACCGAAAGTTGGCGATCAATGAACTGTTTCATCGAAGTTTCAGCCGTTTTCCAACGCATTTCATCGTTACGGGTAAATCCTACAATGCGGGCTATACGAATCCACTTGGAATCACCAATTAACTGGGCGTTTTTAACCCAGTTTTCGTGCCTGATATTCGATAAATCGGCACTGTTTAAGCCTACCGAACGAGCAAACTGAGCCTGATTCATGCCCTTTGCTCCCTGTAATTTAATCAGGGCCTGTCCGATTGCTTGTTTTTCTTTCTGATTTAAGTTCATAACTTTGTATTTACGATTTAAGTAGAGTTAGATCTGATCAAAGGCGTCCTGTGCGGGGTCCTTAAACGGAACCCGGGGGGCGCTTTTCAATTCAACATCATCAAAATCATAGGTCACCCGACCAACACCATTAAGCACCTGATCATACTCCTCTGCAATCTCTTCCTTTGGGTGCTTCAGATACGTATCGGTTAACTTTAGGGCATAAGGATCCATATTGGATAGATCATAACTGGTGGGATCTACAGCAGCCCCAATTTCCAGGCGATGCTTTACATCCTTTACCGATTCTTCAAAATCAACAGCGATCTTAAGCGTTCGGGCCTTACGTTCATTATGATGGGTTTCAGCAAAGCGATGGTCTACCGTTTTTTCAGCCTCTGATTTTCCGGCCAGTACTGCCGATTGACAGGTCAGGATATACTCTCCCTTAGGGGTATACAGATCGCAGTAATCAGCATCAGCACAAACATGTACCGGGAGTTGCGTGCTATGTCCGAGCATCCGGGAGATCCGATCCATGCCGGTAGTTTCATATTCGGGAATTTCATACCGGGTAACCTTCTTTTGTCCACGAATCACCCGGGTAATATTCACAAATCCACGGCCTGAACTGATATCGATATCGGTTTGATGTCCGAACAGGTAGCGACGTAATTTGTCGTCGATAGGTTTACAGTCAGGGTGTTTGAGTTCGAACAATTCGGCAGGAGTTACCCCGCTCGGCATGGGTGAGTTATTCCAATCTTCGGCCACCTGAGAGAATTGAGCAATTACCTCCTGATAGGTTGGCAAATCTTCATTCTTAAGCACATGATCAGGGTTTGCCTGTCCCTCAATACCGCCTGTAAACGACGTACGAAGGAAGTTTGAACACTGCTTCAATGCCTGTTTTAGCAGTCTGAAATGAGTCTCCGCATCGTTAGCCTGGGAGTTACCCGGGGCAATGGTGCGAACGCGGTTAAATACACTATTCAAGAACGTCGTTGATACAGCACCCGTAAAGGCGCCGTGGTTATCACTCACAATCTCGAACATGGTTTGATTACCCCCGTTTTCAACGGCCATCTGTACGGCCTTATGAACCATATCAGGGGTCTCCTCATGATAACCTTCAGGTGATGGTGCCCATCCAGCGATAAACTTACTGGCTACATCAGTAACCGTAATCACATACAGGTTCATGCGTCGGCATTTACCTTGTTTATCGTAGTATTTATACAGGAATGTTGCCGATCCGTCGGCAGCAAAAAGGCTGTGTGCGTACTTTAATTTGTCGCCAGGGACGTATGTAAGCACATGTTTACGATAATAATCCTGACCATGACGGGCCTGATCCATCCGGATACGGGCCGGCCACCGGCTTACATGGTGATCAAATGCCCTCTCAGTTACCGGTTCAACGCCAAAATCACGGCAACTATCCACATACTGCTTGTACATTTGAGTCTTCGATAGCTTAACGGGGCTATCTGGATTCATATATAGATAGTATATGATCTCCTGGTGAATATCAAAAGAGAGCAGTTCACCGGTATCGGGATCCATCAGTTTATTAAGACCCACCTTGAGGGCGTTATGATTACCGATATTATGATGCAACAGGTATTGACGTTGGATAACTGGATCACCTGGAAGCGCTGTAATTTTACGCCTCAGGTAGGCCGGAGAGGCAACACGCAATCCCTTTAACCCCTTTTTGATCAGGATATCGGCACAAATATTCAGGTACGTACCCTTATTCCGTATGCCAACCTCAATCGTACGGTCGCTGATATAATAATCGTTCATCATCCGGAGCCATGCCAGGGCTTCTGATAGGTCCTGAGCGATTGAAGTCGGGTAAGTTTGAGGCGATTCAAAACGATACCAATCAGTATCAGCCTTATTAACGTATGATTTAACCATACCCTTAATGCGATCGGAAGCCGATTTTAAAGTATCCTGTTCCAGTTCTACCTCAGCAGCGTTCAGTCCTCCGAGTATTTCGGCCTCTGAAGGAAAGCGATCGCGGTACATTTGAGGGGCCTTGTTCGGAATCCGTTTCAAATCATAAAAAAACCGACCGTTCACATGTGCCCAGCGCCATCCTTTGCCCGTGTCGGGCATGAATTTGTGGTGTTGGTATTGTGCGGAAACGGTCATTTTATATCGTCTTCTTAAGTCTCTGAAATATTCTTCACTAACCTCGCACACCTGCCTTACCAGCTCCTGGCTTACCCAAATGGTACGGCCGGAGGCATCGGTTTTGATCAGGATATCGGCAGGGTTGATGTGCATCATTTTTAATTAGTGCCCCGGCGGGTTCCGATGTCGACCGCTGGCTGATGGGTTGGATCCGGGGCTGAGGGAATTGAAAGGAGAACTAGGATAACAAGTACTGTTCGTACAGGGGCAAAAACGTCCGTCCTGCGTATTCCGCCAACGCTCTCGTTTTATAGCAAAGCCGAGAACCGAGAGCCGTAATCGCAGCCGAAGCCCCGAGAGTCGAGTAAACGCCACCGAAGCCCGCATCCGCGCCATGATTCGCAATACCACTAACGATCGGAGCATAGAACCAGGGGAAGTAACATCTTTCATCAGCTTTAGGTAGCCATCCTTCATTGAGGTGTTTAGCCAGGAAAAGAAGTTTAATTTCAGCCTCAATACGTGGGCGAAATTCAGCAGGAACAGCAGTTAAATCAGGCATTTCGATGCCCAATTCTTCAAAGGTTTTTGGTAATTCAGTCATGTTGATAATGTTTAAAGAGATTATTAAAGGTTGATAAGTGCATTTTTAGCCATCTTCTGAGCCTCTTTTTTCGAGAGTACCGGTGTGGTATTTAAGCAGGCGTGTTTGTCGTTGATATAGATCCTCCAGCCATCAGAAAAGAGACTCACCTGAGCATGGTTTTTACCTTGATCAAAGCGCCAGGTACTGGCATTGATCTTTACCCAGTCAGTAGATTGATCTTTCATGGCTTCTGATTTTTTTGTTTTTCGAGGGTTTTGGCAATCTGAAGGATGATGCCAAAAACAACATAGGCCAACATGGCACTGGTAAGACCGATCAGTGTGAGCGTTTGAAGCTTTAAAAAGTACCCAACGAATACTGAAATAATTCCGCCAAAGAACAGGAACGGAACTATGTACCATAACCGATCGCCGGTGCGGGTTAAAGACTCTTTAGAATCAGTGATTTTTGTCATGATTGCGGATGATTTATGATATTGGTTACATTAAACTGGCACCGGAATGAGCCATAACTGAGCTTTACAATGGGGCGCTGACCTACAAATATAGAGTCCAGCGGTACCCGTTCACCAACATAGCATTCACCAAAAGGAAACGATGCCAGTATTTCACCATCTGAGGCAAGATCCCACTCCAGGAAGTCCTGTCCGTGGTCTTCAAATTCGATTGTAAGCGCTTTATCTTTCATATAACATTAGGTTTGTTTGGTCGTAGGATATCATCTAGGTCATGTCGGATACACTCAGTACAGCCAGCACCTGAGATGCCTTAATACGAATTGCCCTGGTTGTTTTAGTATCGCGCAAAACCTTGTCTCTCAGCACATCAGACACATACCTTTGGGAGCATCCGACCGCGCCGGCAATGTTGCTTGAGTTGCGTCGTAAAATTTTTTTTTCTGTATCAGAATATTTTAACATAGCTTTGTTCTGTTATTTCTGAACAAATGTATAGACAACTTTCTACACTGCCAAATAAAACATAGAAAATATTCAGTGATTATAGATAGAATTAAACAGTTTATTGATTATCTTGGTGTTAGTAACAACGAGTTCACCAGGACTGTAGGTCTATCTAATGGATTTTTAACAAGCGGGGCTAATAATAAGCGTTCAATTGGATCAGATATCATAGAGAGAATTCTATGTCAATACCCGCAATTGGATCCAATGTGGATTTTAACCGGTAACGGTTCAATGATAATTTCAAAAAGTGTAAATAATGTGAGCATTTTAGAGGACGGTGAAAATGCTCACAAAAATGCTCACAACTTAGTGCCAAAACAAAAAGTACACAAAACGTTAGCATTGGCAGAAGATTCAGCACCGTATAATTATTCACGCAACTCTGCAAATTTATTCATACCATACTTACCCTCCCGGACGTTTTCCTTTATAACCACAGAGCCAGACTTGACCCAGTTTGAGACCTATCGTATACCCGGCCTTAGGAACGCTGATTTCCTAATGCCGTACTATGGTGATGATATGCACCCAACGGTATCGGCAGGTAATATTATAGCAGGTAAAATCGTAAAGAAAGCGCCACTGTACACCTGGGGAAGGGTTCACCTTTTTGAACTAGAGGAAGTGGGGGTTATTATGGGACGGCTCAGGCCCGGATCAGAGGGTCATACTGTTAGGTGTGAGCCTGAAAATCCATCATTTCAAGCAATAGAGTTTCCGGTTGAAAATATAATCGCGATTGCCATGCTGATGGCAGTGATTAAAATCCTGTAGAATTATGCACAATCGCATAGTTGTTTTGTATCAATTGTTACATTTAAGGGAATTTAAGTAGAAGCCATTGCACCCAAAATTAGAACCTGATGCACACATCCTTAATAACGTTACCCACTGGTTTACAGTGGAGTTAATTAATAATCACTTTTGTACTTTTTGTTTTGGCACTAAGTTGTGAGCATTTTTGTGAGCATTTTCACCGTCCTCTAAAATGCTCACATTATTTACACTT